ATGTATAAAGAATGGAATAACACTAATTATATTGACATCCTTAAAGGGATTGGGATTCTATCAATAATAATAGGCCATTCGTGGTATTTTGCATCAAAATATGTGTATTCATATCATTTAGCTTTGTTTTTCTTTGTTTCGGGTTTTTTATATAATGAAGAACGTTATGGTCAAAATCCATTTTTGAACTTAGCCAGCAGAATAAAAAGCAATTATCCAAAATATCTATTTTACTCTGCATTAATAGGTGCTTTTCATAACTTTTTTATAGATGTTCACATATACAACGCATCGCAAGTGTATTGGACTTTCTATAATTTCAGAAATTATATTCTAAATAGCGCAGCGTTAACTAATTCTGAGCTTTTGTATGGCGCTACATGGTTTGTTTTACCTTTGGTTTTCTCCTCATCTATCTTTGGTGGAATAATTTATTTCGGTAATGTGATTAAAAATAGAACTCAGAGCCATTTGGCAAAAAACCTTGTCATTATAATTTTAGGATTGGTTTGTTGCGCATTAGGTTATGAAAGAATGGTTATAAAATTCATACTACCGATGCGGTTGGATGTCGCTCTGTTTGTGATCCCATTGTTTATTATGGCTTATTTTGTTAAGCTTTATGTTGATAATTATTACAAGTATCTGAAATGGTATATTGCTGCACTGCTGTTTCCATTAACCATATTTTTAACCTATAAAATGGGATGGTTTGTTTCCTTAGGTAGTCAAGATGTGATTTTTTATAGTTTTTATGTTTTGTCTGTTATCGGTATATATCAATGTATGTACTTGGCTAAATTAATAAAAGAAAAGCTGGGTGTGATTGCGAATATTTTTTCAATGATGGGGAAATATTCGTTTGAAATTATGGCTTTTCATTTCTTATGCTTTAAAATTTTTGATGTTCTATATAGTAAGGCTATAGGTGTAGAAGAACCATCAGTAATTGAAACACTGCCTCTTTCATATGAGTATTTGTGGCCTATCTACATATTAATTGGTTGCTTCGTTCCAACAGTATGTGCAGCATTCATTAAAAACAGTTTAAATATTCTTTTAAAAGTGAGTTCGAATACCGAATTTAAAAAGAACATACAGTCATAATATGTATTAGCTCAGACCTGATCTGACAGTTACCGGTTATTTATACAGGTGTCTGTCAGATTACATCTGGCTTAAATTTTTATCAGCCCAGATGCGTTTTCCATCAAGTAATGTTTCCATTGGCGTCCGCCCACAGCACATTTTTCCCTGATGGGTTCGCTCATTATTATAGTGAGTCAGCCATTCATCAAGGTCCGCTTGTAATGTGTCGAGATCGCCATATAACTTTTTACGGAACGTCACCTGATAAAACTCGTTCAGTATCGTTTTATGGAACCGCTCGCAGATACCGTTGGTTTGCGGCGACATCGCTTTGGTTTTCGTGTGGTCGATGTCATTTATCGCCAGATAAAGCTGGTAACAGGTTATTCGCCTGCATGATCCGGTAAATACGTTTGGGGTTAACCCGCCAGTTCTGTTCCTTCAGCACACGATTGAGGTGCGCCGTCACACGACGATAGCCGTTTGTCGCCCGCTCGCTGCATATCTGGCGGATAAGCGGTAACAGTCGGGCGTCATCATCTTTGCTGTAGCGTGCTGACCTGGGCTGGCGTTTCTTCAGCAGCCGTTCATAAAGATTCGAACGCGATACGCAGAGCACTTCGGCTATTCGGATGAGGGGGTATCGTCCGGTGGCAGCAATGGCATGCGCGATATCAACTTTTTTGCCTGGGCTATCTCAAGCGCGTCCCGAAGGATTTCGGCCTCCATCGTTTTGCGTCCCAGCATTTGTTCAAGCTGTTTGACTTTTTTCTCAAGAGCGTTGACCTCTGAGACGCTGACCACCTCGTCGCCTGCGGCGATTGCAGACTTCCCACCATCGTTCATGAGCCGTTTCCACTTAACTTAAAAAGAAGACTGGGTGTAATGCCATATTGCCGGGCAACGAGTGAGACGGTGTAGCCGGGCTGCATGGCGAGCGCAACAAAACGGGCTTTCTCTTCGGGAGTATAACGACGACGCTTTTGCTCGCCAGTGATCACTTCGATCTTTGCACAGGACACTCCTTAAACATAGCTCAATGACTATGTCTTACTGGTGAAGTGTCCGGTTTAAACGGGGGCTACTACACCCACCGGTATCCCGTTCCTTGACCTGTGCATGTGGAAGGGAAGATTTCCATCCACTAAAGCCCGCTTTTGTACCTTTGAACTGAAGCACGCTCCGGTACGTGATCAGGTTGTTATTACAGCGCTGGCAGAATACGACGAGGTAATTTCATGGCAGGGCGTCAGGGCCGAAGAGTCACCGGCCCGAGCAAAGCTGCCGGAGTGGGAGGAGGATGCGGACAACACGCCGGGTCTGCATGTCTATCGGCCGATTTTGCGCTGGTTACATGCGGATGTATTCGCCATCGCCAAGCGGCACGGCATCAAACCGAATCCGCTTTATCAGCAGGATTGTAGCCGGGTTGGCTGTATGCCATGCATCCACGCCAACAAAGCCGAGCTGGCGGCGATATTTACGCGTTGGCCGGAGGAAATTGAACGTATCGCTGAATGGGAGCGGATTGTCGCTGCGTGTTCACGTCGCGGGAACTCCATGTTCTTCCCTGCTACGCAGGACTCGCACAAGGCGGAGCGCCGCATAGAGAGTATTACCGTCGAGTCACACGGCATCAAAACCTATCGCGATTGGGCTATGACGACTAGGGGGGGCGGCATTTCGATCTATTTGCGGGGTTAAACGACCAGTCGGTTTGCAGCAGTGTTTACGCCGGGGTTTGTGAGTGATGCCTGAACAGTGGGTCTATCACTGGAACGCTCCACGCCCGGCGATCTCCGCACCGTCGGGCGTGACTGCTATCCGCCCCTCTCTATTCGTTACCGATGCGGAACCGCATCCCGCCGTCACGCGGCATCTGAGCCGGATGGTTAAACGCGCTTTGGCCACAGGTGATGACCGGAATCTTAGTCAGGCCGTGGTGCAATTGGAACAGCGGGAGCCGAACGGCACCCAGTTGCGTATCCGTCGTGGTCTGGCGGAAATAGAGCGTCAGGGCCATCAGGAAACGATTAGCGGCTGGATGAAAACGCCGGAAGGCGTGGCCGCACGCTTACACGAGCAGCCGCCTTTTATCCGCGACGTTTACCGCCAAAAAATCGAATGGCTACGAGCGAACCGCGAGCCGCGACACATCAGCGCTTTTTTTATGGGAACCGTGAAAAAAGCGCTGTTGCGTTTGGATGCCGTGCGCGCACAGCAAGGTGTGCGTGATGGTTTTGCATCGGAACTGGCGGTCTATTGGGGGCCGCGTTGGTCACATCTGGCCGGGTTTACCAAGCATGAGGTGATCAATGCCGCGCATACCCTTGCGGCCGCCATCGTCGAAATGTTTGAAACCGAGTGCGGCCACACATCGCCGGAAGATATGACCTACGATGAAATTCAGTGGCTATATCGCCATCTTGGGCGCGAACTGCTGGCATTACGTGTGACGCCGCCGTGCTGGGGGTTGGTTATCGGTGATGAACAAGCCCGGCACCGCATCTATTCCGCCATTTTGCGCATCACCTCACCTGAATGGTGGGAGCGGAAGTTGTGGCGACTGCGTTGTGAATGGCGGGAAAATCAGTTTCGCGCCATCGGTGTGATCCACAAAAAACGAATGCCGTATGTCAGCCTTGATGCTCTCAACCAGTGGCAAGAGCAGCGCCGCAAGAATCGCGCTTTTTTCCAGACACATGAACTGGTTGATGAAGATGGCAACATCGCATCACTGGAAAACATGGTGTACGGCAGTATCAGTAATCCGGCTATCCGCCGTCATGAGCTGATGACCCGCATGGCCGGTGTTGAAATGGTGGCAATCGCGCGGGGTGATGAGGGTGTTTTCCTCACTATCACCTGCCCGTCGCGTTATCACGCTAACATCCAGAACGGTCACCAAAACCCTAAGTGGGATCATGCCTCTCCCCGCCAAGGGCAGCGCTACTTATGTCGTACCTGGGCTAAAGCGATGTCAAAACTAAATCGCCGAGGCCTGCGTCCCTATGGTTTCCGTGTTGCCGAGCCGCACCACGACGCTACCCCGCACTGGCATGTGTTGCTGTTTATGCCACCTGCCGACAGAAAGGCCATCACCGATATCTTGCGTGAATATTTTATTGCTGAAGACCGTGCGGAGCTGGGGCGCAACACCGGCGCACGATTCAAGGCTAAAAAGCTCGATCCAAGAAAAGGCAGCGCGACGGCTTACGTGGCGAAGTACATCAGTAAAAATATCGACGGTTACGCGCTGGATGGCGAGCTGGATAACGAAACCGGTAAGCCGTTACGTGAAACGGCAAAGTTTGCGATGGCCTGGGCGTCACAGCATAACATCCGACAGTTTCAGCCGTTCGGCCTGCCGCCAGTCACGGTATGGCGTGAACTGCGTCGCCTGGCAAACCAACTTACCGCAGCCCAGAAAGAAAACGGCACGTTCAAACGCGGGGCCGCACAGCTTGCTGACCCGGCAATGGATGCTGTATTGGCATCGGCTGACGCCGGTTGTTTTGCCACGTACATCGAAAAGCAAGGCGGCGTGCTGATCCCACGCGAGCGCTACACCGTGCGCATTGCCTATGAAGACGCTGACGAACAAAACACCTACGGCGAGACACCGGAAAAAATCTTCGGTGTGTTCTCCCCACGTCTGGGGGCTATCTCACGTATCTGCACCCGGTTAATCAAGTGGAAAATCCGCAAAAAACAGGCCATTGACGATGGTGCCAGCATTAGCACCAGGAGTGGTTTAGCCGTTACGTCGCCGACCGGCGACGCTTGGAGTTCTGTCAATAACTCTACGGGCGATGAAAAAACAGCCATTCCGGCAGATATAGACGGGGATGACTATGGGAGCTGTGAACCGCCAGATGGAGAAATTGACGATACATCCGCTCAAACCTTCACCGACTTTGAGCGCATGACCGCCCCGGAACGCCGGGCGCTGCTGTCCAGGTTGCGAACTCAACCGCCGGATCGGCGGAATAATCAACACTCGTCCACTACTCAACGGAACAAATCGGCTGAAAAACAGGCGGTTGGAAAACTGCCGGACGAGTGGCGCGCTAGTATTGCCGATTTCGCCCGCTCAATCGGCTGGGATGTCAGCATAGGAGAGGCAAGCAGGCTAGCAGCGGGTCATCCGATTGATTTTTGTGGACATCGTTATTACGCCAGAAGAAACGGGGAACTGTATCGTGAAGCAGAGAAGCAGCAGGTTGATAAGGCTGGTTTGATGCAGCGAGTAGCGGCGCTGCGTGAGTTGAGCCAGAGAAAAGATTAGATAATAAGTTAGTGTTGTTTTTCTCGTCTAAATGTCTTATTATTATCTTATCCCTAGCGGATATGCTCTTTAAAAACTGAGGAAACAGATGGTAAGGGTGATCTGGTCAAAGAAAGCACTGAAACAACGTCTGACTATCGACAAACGGTATCAGACCGCCATAAGTGAAAAGGTGACTGAGCTGGAAAATTTCCCTGCTGTCAGGCTGGATATTGTCCCATTGAAGGGGAAAGAAGGTGCGTTCAGGCTGAGGGTTGGCGACTATCGGATCATTTTCCAAATTACCAAAGGCGAACCGGTGATCTGCGAAATCAAAGAGGTTAAACGCAGAACGTCAACAACCTACTAATCAGGCGGGGAAACCCGCCCGTTTCCTCAATGACATAACGAAGGCCGCGACTCATAGATACCCGGATAAAAATATGTCAAAACTACAATATATCAACGATGTAAACGGCAATCCGCAATTCGTTGTGTTGCCGATAGATGTGTACGAAAGCCTGCTCTCCAATGATGATAGCGGGTATGAATCCATTCCCTATGCCGCCGACGAGCATGATGATGAAACCGTGCCAAATGAGGTGGTCAACATTATGTTTCGTGACGATATCAGCCTGTTGGCCGCATGGCGTGTTTACCGTGGACTATCTCAGTACGATGTCGCGGAACGGCTGGGGACGACGCAATCAGCGGTGTCTCAGTGGGAGGCGAAAGATTCTCGACCACAGAAGAAAACCCGCCAAAAACTGGCTGAACTGTATGGATGTCGTCCTGAACAGATGATTTTGTAAATTTATAACCTTCTCTGAAACCTGCTTCGGCAGGTTTTTTTTGCCACAAATGCGCCGCACAAACCCGCACAATTTTGCACAACTTTTTTGATGCTATTTTTCCGCTTTCCGCCCGGTACGCACGCGCGCCGGGCCGGTTTCTGCACTTGCACAAAAAATGAAGCGAGAGCAGCGCGCAGGTGACGGGGGAACAGCCCCCGCGATGGGGGGTAGGCAGGGCTCCCCGTCGATGTGCCAAATCCGGCCTATTTCCCGGCCTGCTGCGTGCGTATTTCCCTTCGGGAGACGCGGCGCGGCATCCGGTGTGAGCGCCCGATGGCGTGGCGCTGATGCGGTTTTATGTGGGTGGGAAATGGTGGCGTTAGCCGTTGATCTGAAAAGAGATTACGCGTGGGTGACGTGAAAGTTTTTGAATAAAAACCGCCGCGTGAGTACGGCGGCAGCGGCGGGGTATCACTCGGCTTTCAGCAGGGCGTAAGGGTTGAAGCGGATCACCTCCATACCAAGCCAGTCATTCACATGCTTCAGCGCTTCCATTACCGGCATTAATTCGTTGATGGCGAACACCCGCGCGGCCTTCTCCACATCGCCAAAAGAACCGTTGCCTTCCGGCATGGCCCCCATCAGTTGCGGCGGTACACGGTGCGCCGCGAGGATGTCGTCACGCGTCACCGATTTGATATTCAGGAATTCGTCCTTGGCGGATATCTGGCTGAAGGGAATAATCTGCACCCCTTTTTCACCGCCGCCCGGCGCATGTAACAGCAGGTTTTTAAACGCGCCTTTGCCGCGTGCTTCCTTGAGCGTTTTCTTCACGCTCTCCATACTCTCGTTATCCACCTGGGATGCACCGATGTAGATAATGCACCCGGCGTGCGAACCGTTGTCATAGTAGAGTTTGCGGAACATATCGGCGGAGTGTGACAGGCTGGCCGACAGCAGCGCGCCCATGTACTCCGGCATACCGTAGATCTCCTGATGAATATCCGGGTTGATGACGTGGCACACGCTGTCGGTATCAAACGTGTATTCATCTTTCCACTGGCGGATAAACCAATAGGTATTCAGGTCGCTGCCGCGCCGGGTGTACTTGGCCGGAACGTGGCGCAGGGCAAGCACGCCGCCCAATCGGTTGACCCGTCGTTCAAGATAACCGTTGCCGAAAACAAACCAGTCGAGCACGAAGGCAGAGAACGCCTGACGCGACAATAACGGGTGCGGGATAAAGCACCCGGTCAGCGCATTGCGTTTGAAGTACAGCGCCGACTGGTGCCATGACGCGCTGCCAAATGCGCGAGCCAGCCCATACCAGTCCACCGGGGTATCGTAATAACGGCCATTGTCGGCGCAATACATGTTATCCAGCAGGTCATGGCCGTCCATGACCGGATAGGGGCCGTCAAAGGTAAACGCACTCAGCCCCGGATCGCTTTTCAGGGCCGAGGCCATATCCGGCTGACTGGCGTTAGCCGCCTGATGTGTGCCGGATTTGTTTTTTCTTTTCATCAGAACTCCATCGCAAAGCCACCACCGCCCTGCTCCTGGCCAAGTGGTTCATTGATGACGGCCAGCATGGTTGCCCAGGCCAGATCGCCATGATTAGAGCCGCGTGCGCGGTCGGTGTCGTAAGTCATGATGCCACCCGGTGTCTTGACGCGCCGCACGGCGTTAAACGCATTAATCAGTGCGCGTTCGCTGTGGTCGTACTCCCAGCGACCGGCACGAATGACCTGAAGCATTTTCAGCACTAAGGCGCGTTTGGATGACACCGACATCAGGAAGCACACTGCCGCCGGGAAGAATTTCTTCACAATCTGGTAGACTGCTTCACCGATACCGGTGCCATCGATAGCGATGTGCTGCACGTTGTATTTGAAGGTCAGAGCCTCGATAACCTTCGCCTGCTCTTCGAACTCCAGGCCGCGTATCTGCTGGGTTTCGATAGTGCGGAACTTGCCGCCTGCCACCAGGGGGGGTACCACCACCGAGATGGCCCCGCTGTCGCCGTTACCGCTGCTGCCGTTGGCGTCATAACCAATCCAGACACCGCGATCGGCCATCGGGCGTGATGCGAACGGCTTCCAGTCCGGCCACTCGTCGTAACCGTCGGTACCGCAGCCGATCAGGGCGTTAAGATTAAACGCGGATTCGCCATCCCGGACGAACTCACACATATACAGGTTGAGAAAATCATCTCCGCTGTTTTCATCCTGAATTTCCTCCAGGTCGGTGTATTCCCAGCCGTGATCGATAACATCCTGTAACGTCACAATCTGACGCCAGGTTTTATCCGGGCATAGCAAACCGCTATTGAGCGCTTTCCAGGACACATCAAACTCAACTTTTTTCGCCTTGCTGCGCTTCTCATTCCAGCGTGCGCCCGTCCAGAACGGGTACGCCTGCCGACGAGATGCGATCCGGGTAGATGTTTTTGCCGTTTTTCTTGTAGATGAAATTCAGCAGGTCAATTTCAAGCACCGATTGATCGTCAATCGACAGCTTGTAGTAGGTATTTTTCAACGCATAGGTGACTGACGTGTCTTCACCTTGCTTGGATTCGCCGCCATCAATCTCGGTAATACGGCCGCGCATCTCGACTTCAACCAGCTGGCTGTCGCCGTCGGTGTAGTATTCCCCGGCAAAGCGCAGGCGAATTTCATCAATATCGCCGCCGTATTCCTGCAACAGTTTTTTCTCCATGCCGCCCACCACCATCTGGGCTTCCAGCGCACCGGAGTCCATACCGAGATCGACCGCCACCGAGCCCATCATGCCCGCACCCTGAAAATCCTCTGTCTTGCGGGTTAATTTTGGCAAGGTCACTGCTGTAACCTTGCCTATCTGGTTGTTGCCGTTCACAAAACAGGTGAACAGGCGCAATTTATGCGGTACAGCCATTTACACCCCTCCCAGCGATGAGAACGCGGAGTCAAAATAATCATCGGTGAACGTCTGGTATAACGTCAGGTCTTCCAGCGGCGGCACCGGTGTGTACTTGTAACGCACGCGCACTTGCCCCTGTCGCAGGCCGGTGGTGGGGTTGTCCTGAATATCGAACCAGCATTCCCCGCCGATAAGCCTGCCCGACGTAACCAGAGCACTCAGCTTGCCGTTGATGCCGTTCACCACGTCTTTGACATTGGCCGGGGTCAGTGGCTCGTCAACAACCTCAAACTGCGCTTCTGCGATACTGTCAGCGAGGATTTGTGCGGTACGGGTGTACACCTCAAACAGGTAATCATGGGTGTCTGCGGTACGGTTGCCCCAGAAGCGGAACCCATTGCGCTTAATCAGCGTGGTGATCTCCTGATTGTTGAGTTCATTCGCGTCGCTGTCTTCGGCCTGAAGCGACCAGAACACATCCCGCGAGATGCCTAATACATTATTCACGGCCACGTTCGACAGCGACTTATGCCAGCCCTGATCGTTATCAATCGCTGCGCGCAGGCCGCAGGCATAGGCCGCTGCCGGAAAGGTTTCATTGCTGCCGGTCAGCGGGTTATAGGCGATAAAATCCGGCCAGATCAGCATCAGCTCCCGATACGCAAACTGCGCACGGTAGGTGATGGCCTCGGCCATCGTGGTGCAACCGTGACACCCGGCATAGACAAACGCGCACAGGTTTTGCGCAATCACGCACAGCGCTGACGTCACTTCGGCGGTGTCATAGTCCGGTACTGCCAAAATCCGGGGCCGGTAATTAAGTTTTGCTTCTGCCGTCAGCAAGGCATACATGCCGGTATAACTGCCGTCAGCTGCCGTCCCGCCGATAATCAGCTGAGACTGGGTTTTGTCGCCGCCTTCGGTTGCTGCCGCCACCCGTACCACAATCACCTTCGTGCTGGCCTGGTCAGCAATTGCCTTCAGCGTCTTGTAGAGCGAGCCGGTTTTACCCGCCTTGCCCAGCAGGCTATTTACCCGTGTGATGAGCACCGGGGTATTCAGGGGAAAGGTGCCTGCATCCGCGTCTTCCGCCACGGCCACCACGCCAATCACACTGGAATCAATGTCATTGATTGCGGCCACCAGGTCGGTATTTTCACGAACACGCGCACCGTGGAAACGTGTCTCTGACATGTTCACCACCATTACGTTATTGAGTTCAGGGCGATAATCCCCGATATCCGCCGCGCACTCACGCGCTGGTGGGTCTGGCCGTCCGGCGACAACAAAAAGCCATTTTTCCCTACGCGCACGCGTGAAATCATGCGGCAAAAACAGGGGATGAAAATGGATATCAAAACACTCACTGACTCCGTTACCGATGCCGCGAAGCGCTACAACGACGCACTGACCGGGGCGGTAAAAATTCCGGCCTTCAGCATTACGCTGGGCGGGAAAGCGCTGAAGGAGTTGGGCGACCGGCTAATCTCGCTGTCGCTGACCGACAACCGTGGCTTTGAGGCTGACCAGCTCACACTGTCGATAGACGACAGCGACGGACGCCTGGAGCTGCCGCCGCGTGGCGCACAGATTGCGCTGTCCATTGGCTGGCAGGGTGAAGCGCTGACGTACAAAGGGCTGTATACCGTGGATGAAATTTCCCACGAAGGCCCGCCCGACGTGCTGGGCGTGACGGCCAGAAGTGCGGATTTCCGTGAAGAGTTCAACGTGAAGCGAGAGGTTTCATGGCATGACGTGACGGTAGAGCGTGTCGTGTCGGCGATTGCACACCGCTACGGCATGAAGGCGCAAATCAGTGACATGCTGATGAATATCGACATCGGCCACGCCGACCAGACCGAAGAGAGCGATATGTCATTCCTGACCCGGATGGCCGGGCAACTGGGGGCGATTGCCACCATCAAAAACGGCACGCTGCTGTTTATCCTGCCCGGTGGTGGTGTGACGGCATCCGGCAAGGCGCTGCCATCGGCCAGCCTCACACGAGACAGCGGTGATAAACACCGTTTCCGTATTGCCGATCGGGATGCCAACACCGGCGTGCGCGCCTACTGGATGGATCTGCAATTCGGTAAGAAGAAAAAGGTCAGCGTGAAGCGCCGCCGGACAAAACCCAAACCGAAAAAGGAGAAGAGCAGCAATCGTGAAGGCGATTACATCACAGGCACAGACGGTAATGTATTTGTGATGCGCAAAACCTATCCCAATGAAGAGGCGGCCAAACGGGCGGCGGCGGCTAAATGGCGGCAGTTACAACGTGGAGCGGCTGAATTTTCGATAACCCTGGCGCGCGGACGTGCCGAGCTGTATCCCGAAATGCACCTGACGGTAAGCGGCTTTAAACCCCCTATCGACAATCAGGACTGGATTATCGCCCGCGCGGAGCACGTTATTGATGGCAATGGCTTTACCACCCGTCTGGAGCTGGAAGCAAAAATCCCTGACTGGATAGCAGAAAGTGAATAAAATGGCGGCGAGTTCAACTCCCACAGGGGAGACCATTATGTTCAGATGTCCTTTCTGCGGGGCTACGGCCCGCACCCGTACCAGTCGCCGCCTGAGCGATATCACCATCCGGCAGTACCACCAGTGTCAGAACCTGGAATGCAGCGAGACATTTACCACCCTCAACACGGTAGAACGGCGCGTATCAAAGCGCACACGGGAAGACCCGCTACCGCCTGACTTTATCCCGCAAGACGCCTTTCCGGCATCGCATTACGGACGGGATCAGTTGAATCTGGCGTTGTAA